GATGGAGTAATGCTACAAAATCACAAGCTGTACGAAATGTGATAGGAACAATGATCACTTTTGTTTCACTGTTTCAATAAGCTTATCCAGATACCAAGCCGCCTTTTCTAGATCCTGCAAGGTGTCTTCCTTGAGGCCTGCTCTAGATAGGTACTTGAGGGTTGTCAAGCGTAGATGTCCTCTAAACTCTTCCGGGGTGGACTTGGCCTGCATGTAGTCGATGGTCTCGATGCCACCGGATGTGTAGTGTGGCGGATGGTTGACCATAGCATCTTGTTTAGGCTCCCATTTGTTTTTGGGCAGCATACGGTCATATAATTCTTCTGGGTAATCCATTATCTTTTCTTTTCTGTAATAAAGCTGTAGACGACAAATATCCACATGGCAATAATCGCCGGCACAATCCACAAGGGGAAAGTGGCGAGGACAATGACTAGCTTCAATCTAGTCTGCATGGTCCGTCTTCTCTTCTAATTCAACGATGGACACGATCTCTTCTCCATCACTCACGGGTTCGCCCCATTCTGCAAACTCCGTGGCGCTTTTCGCATCTTCGGGGCTGTCACCGTGTACAAGTACTTCCCATACCCACTCTTGCTTAATTGTTACTTTATAGTATGCCATTTTGTTTCTCCTTTTATCTATTCAATTACCTATTCAATTACCTATTCATCCATTTTAGTGGATGTATTGGCGGATTCTGTGGCGATATTAACCCCTGTAAGGGATGTTTTGTTAATGTTAAGGCCTTCCAATACGTACATGCGTTACGTTACCTTGACTAAACATCACGGTACACCCTTTGTCTTTCTCGAGCATATGAGCGGCATACGTGCCGGTTACAAAACTAAAAAAACAACATGTAATGATAAATAACTTATCCATCTTTCTACCTTTCTAAATTGGTGGGGTACTCACGCTAGTTAATATAAGTTGAGCACAATATATTGTGGCACTTTCCCCCGTAAACGTTAATACTGATCTAAATAGTCATCTTTACGATGCACCATGTTACTTGGGTGGAGCAAATAATTCTCGCCGAGGATTTCTTTTAACCCTTGAATGGCTTCTTCACGAAGACGTGTAGCGATTTCCATCTCTTCACCTTGCGCTTGTACGCGTACTAAATTTAATAACATTGTCTTTCCTTTCTGATTTCTTGTGAACCGTGATCCGTGGTCCTTGAACCTTGATAATATATAGCTTGTTATCGAAGATAAGAACACGGTACATGGCATGTTAGCTTAAAAACAAGTCGTATTGCAATTGCCATTGTAGCAACATGTTGTGCACGTCACCATTCTACCGTCATACGTGACAGTGGAGGTCGTACAAGTAGCATATGCGGCAACAGCGTAAAGTGCAAACATAGACGACAGTAATACTTTGGCTAAGAATTTCATGTTAAATCTCCTGTATTGATTGATTGGGTTACTTTATTAAGGTACTACGGTTTAAATTTACCAGCCTTTTTTAATTTATGCAAGTAATACATGCAAATAATTATTCCAAAGGACATTCCTAGGACAAAGGCCTCTTTGTAGCATAGATAGTAGTCGAGTAAATTAGACATTTTGCTTTCTTTTCATAAAGATGGTATAAGAATACTTTCTTGGGACAAGTATTTTACTATGCCTTTTAAAGATCCGGAAGTAAAAAGAGCAAACGCCCGGCGATATTATCAAGAAAATTCCGAACCGGCCAGGACTAGATCGGCTAAATGCAAACGGAATATGCGGGCAAAGTTTGCGGAATATAAAAGTACGTTATCTTGTGTTCAATGCGGGGAAAATCATCCCGCTACTTTGGATTTTCATCACCACACACCTCATCCCGACAATCTTAAAATAAACGATCTTATCCGTGGAGGACGTCTGGCATTTGCGTTGAAGGAAATAGAAGAGAAGTGTTTAGTGCTGTGCAGTAATTGCCACCGGAAACATCATTACGATGAGAGAAAAAATAAAGGGTGACATGGTCACCCTTTTAATTGTAGTTCACATTTATGCTTGTATCTAAACTAAAAGTTTAGTTTGACGCACATTACTTGTTCATTACGTACATTGTCACTTCGAAGCCAAAGCGCATTTCAGTAGCAGCTGGTTTTGTCCACATGATTTAGTCCTTAATATATGTCAAGCAAAAGTGCTTGTATGTAATAATCTGCTTAATATTAAAAACAAACAATACGGATAATCATGATTCTTGGTCCGTGGGCCCATAACCTGTGTTACCGTTGCTGCCTATAATATCTACGCGGCGCTCTGCTTCCTCATCGCCCCAAGGCAACTCATCCTTCGTAGGGTGTTTAAGCTCATAGTAATCTTTTAAGCACAGCTCCCATATGTCATGCAGGCGTTCCATCTTAAAATCGTAAACGTCTGCAAGGCTCTTTAATAACATTGTGGTTCTTTCATCTGATGCATATTCTGCATAGGCGCGTAGGTCGTCAGTCACGCCCCAGCAACCCATTATTGCGTCTTCCAAGTCTGTAAAATTACTCATAATCGTGTGCCTCTCCATTTGTTAAGTGACCTTAACTTTTTACGCTTTTCCCGGTTGATATCTATTCTCGTTCCAATATACCCGAGCACAAGCAGTCCGATGACAAGGGAAAGTAAAATATATAAAAAAATGCTTATCATGATTAGTCCTCATGCATCTCAAGTTCGTTAATATCTATCTCTGATACTTGGTCACTGGGCAGCTTGACCATGGCCGTGGTTGGAAAATGCCCTGTACGAAGCACTTCTACTACACATTCACCTTTTTTCCACCACATCCACTTGTAAAGGTGATTCATTTTATTCCCTTCCATTATCTTGTTCCTTTTCGCGTTCTGCATTTCTATCGTTTAATTTAATCATGCCCAAGTTCCAAACATGTCCATACCACTTCCAATTGAAACCACAGTATGCTTACGCTTCCTTTGCCAAGAGTAATCGGTAAGAGGACGCTTGCTGTTTAGATAGATGGTCGTATGCTCATTCACTTTAATAACGGTTTTATCCGTGTTGTTATACATCTCTTCTTTTTTAATCTGAGATTCACGTAATGTCATGTCGTACTTCTTACGAGGTTTTTTTACCTTTTCCCCGCTCCGAACCTGCCTATTTAATTCGGACCTTTCCTTCATGCCAGATAAGTCTTTAGGGACATACTTCCTGGACGTGCAAGTATATCGACGCATGGTACGGCCAGAGACTTTACAAACAACAGTGTCATTTTGTACGATTTTAATGTATTTATAAGAATGCAAGTTCTTAATGATGTTATGCACTTGCATCTTTGTTAATTTAGTATGTTGCATAAGCTCATTACGGGTCATGGGTGTTACGTGTAACGTTTCGATTACCTTTAACTTATTGGCTTCATACTGTATCCAAATATCAATACGGGATTTAGGTTGCATCTTTCTTCCTTTCTAGCTGAAATTGTATAGCTTATGCTGTATCTGTCTTATAAAAAAAGTCTTTTTCGTCAATGACAGGTTTTGCAGTAGCGGCTTTCATTAAATCTAAGCATTCAAATAGGCCATCATACGTGTCAGAAAACACAGACGCCTCTGAATAGCCCGCTAATTCACCTGACTTATCGTAAAACACTTCCTTAATCTCAAAGTATTCACCCATAGCCTCACTGTCAAAACGTACTACTCTGTAATTCCAAGTCATACCAATTCCTTTCATTAGTCTTTTAGATATTGAATTTTGCATTTGCATTTCTACTTAAAAATTGACGTTTAATTTCTGCTCTGTACTCCATTACAGCATCCTCAAACTTTAAAATCTCGTCTTCGCTAACGCTATCCGAGATGTTAATTCTACGTGTTTTCCCTGTTTTTGTGCTTTTTAACTGTATCCATACTTCTTTAATGTCAATTTGCTCAGGGATGTACTCAAATTCATCCTCAGGAGACCCAAAGATTTCAGGGAGTACTTCGTAATGGACAGTAACGTCTTGATTACGGATTGTTTTAATTACGGCCATGTGTTTGATCCTCTAATAACTTATTGAATTCTCTATCAATAAGGTCCATTGCAGCTTGACCAATGGATACATCGTAATACCCTGCTACTTCTTTAAGCATTGCGTAAGACTTGGACCTAATAATTAGGGTTGCCCATGCAGTGTCTCTTTTAGATGGTGATTTTGCCATATAAGCTCTCCTTTCTATTGAAGAGACACTGTATCATAAGCTTTTAGAATAGCGCAAGCACTATTTACTTAGCGCCACCCCAGGAGGTTCCAATCTCAACATCCACTTTGCTTGGTACTTCTAGCTCGACAGCGTTTTTCATGATTTCTGCAGCTGCCTCTGCCTCTTCTCTGTTCTTTACTGACACCGCAACCTCATCATGTACTTGTAAAAGGATACGGAATCCTGCTTTATGAAGCGCGATCATCGCAGCTTTAGTCTGGTCTGCTGCAGAACCTTGAATTAAACGGTTCAAACCCTTATACGTACCTGCACGCTTGACCCGTGGTCCGTATTCCACGACTGCTTGTTCGTAAGGCAATGCCTTATTCACACCCCACGCGATAGGTTCAAATAGTGGGAAACGACATTTACGCCCAAGCAGGGTACGAATAGCACCATTAGAGGATGGTTTTTCAATTCTACGCATCACAGCGTCCACAGTACCGCGTAGGAAAGGAACTTTGTTATGGAAGGTCGTAATCAATTCACTAGCTTCATCCACAGGTAAATCTAGCTCCCCTGCCAGCTTATTTTTACCCATCCCATACATGAGGCCCAACCCGATAGTTTTCGCTTGTTTCCGCTCGATTCCTGCCATATCTGCCACCATCTGGTGGAAGTCTGTGTCTGGATTTTCGATATAGGCACGGCACATGGTATCAGCGCCTGGCAGGTCCAGCATCGTAGCGTAGTGCACCAGTAGTCTAGGCTCTTGTGAAGAGAAGTCATTCGCCGCCCATAGGTCGCCTTCTTCCGGTAAGAACAAGGAACGAACCAATGGCCCGATCACTTCATGACGAGCAGGTACTTGTTGTAGGTTTGGCTGTGACATGGACAGGCGTCCCGTCACTGTACCGCCATCGTCAGAGCGTAGTTGATTGACATGGGGATGTATGCGTCCATCCGCAGCAGAGAAATCTAAATAAGGCTGTAGGAATGTTCCGTGGGTCTTGTTCAGTTCACGGGCTTCCACGATCATCTTAGCGACAGGATGGGAATTACCTTCCAGGAAGGTTTTAGTAAAGCTTGGTGCGCCGGCCTCGGTCCGTGGGTAGGTGACCTTGAGCTTATCAAAAGCAGTCGCGATACTTGCGGCTGCCCAGATATCTACATGATTACCTACTTCCTTCTTAATACTGGATAGGAACTGTTGTTCCTGCTTCTTCATGGTCTTAATTAGCTTCTCAGCGTTTTCCCGGTCAAAGCGAATGCCCTTAAATGTTAAGTCGATAAGGATAGGTAACATCTCTGTCTCAAGATCAAAGATGGACTCAACCTCTTCCTTACGCAATAACGTTTGGAGATGATGCCAAAGCTTCAAGGTCAATGCCGCGTCTTGCTCTGCATAATCCCCTACGTACATTGCAGGCAACTTCCATAATTCTTTTTTAGGATGTACCCCAAAGTCTGCAGCTGCGTTTTTAAGGCCCTGCTCTGATTTAATATCTTTTAGATAGTCAAAGCCTAAACTGTTCAATGCAAATGAAAAACGGTTCTCGTCCACAATTGCGGCGGCAAGCATGGTATCAATAATACGTCCATTGACTTCGAAGCCCTGAGCTTTTAGCCAGCCCGTGTCGTATGCCGCATTGTGCATAATCTTGTCGCAGGGTAATGCCAAGGTCTTCTTGACCCAGCGCTCTACAATCCCTTTATCTAAATTGCCACCGCCTTGATGAGCGACAGGGAAGTAGCCACGCCATCCATCTACGGCAAACGCATAGCCTACAATGAAGCCGTCTTTACGGGGCCAGCCTGGGCCAAACTTCTCCATATTAGGGTCACATGTCTCCAAGTCAATTGCAATTTCAGTTGCTTGAGATAAATCAGGAAAACTCTGTGGCGGAAGCCATTCAGATGAAGTAGGGAATAGCACAAGGGGTTTCATAGTCTAAAGCCTTTTCGTTCGTTCTTGGGTAGGACTAAATGAAGCGCTTCACGTGCACGTGTGATTCCTACGTACAGAAGGCGATTAACATCGTCCGCATTTTTCTCATACTCGTTTGCAAATTTAGTAGAAAGGTCCGTGAGCAGTAAGACATTATCCGCCTCACCACCTTTTGCTCCGTGAATCGTGGACAGCTTAATATTAATCTTGCCTGTAATTTTCGTGCCACGACGTAAAAGCGCAATGATGTAATCGCGCTTCTCTTCACCGATCTTGGTCAAGGCCTCATGCCAGATGATATCTGTATCAAGGCCATGATGTTCTTTTAAGTAATCCATAGAAAACATACCTTCTGGGTCAATATCTTTTAGCATTTTATGGCCACGTTTGATAAAATTAGAATTAAGGTGTTTATAGATCTGTCGGACCACAGGGAAAGGGACTTCTTTACCCTTGCGAAGTGTTTCCCATCCAAGAT